TCGGTGTTTGCTTGATTGAATGAGTCATCCATTTCCATAGATTCTCAATCTTATCCGGATTGACTACTGGGTTCGGGTATCGTGTTGTTGGTTCATATTGCGAAAAGTCAAAATAACTTCTCCAAATTTCATGGACTACATCGATTAACTCGTGAAGTAATCGTCGATCGAACTGGCTCCAGTCCATCGAAATGTACGTCCCGCTTGAACGCGAACACATCTCCTGTATTAAACTAACCATTCCTCCACGGCCCATCTCTCGCCCCCAGAACAATCGACCAGAATTCGTATTCTGATAGGTTGCCTGTAGTGGCCAAAGAAACATAAGCTCGGAGTGTAGTAGAAGCTTTGGGGCTCCGAAAACTGCACGAACTTTGTCTGGCTGTGTTGCTGCAACGACATGAGATCTCAAGTGTATTTTGAGTCTCTCGTATGGTGTTGGGATTTTGTATCCTAAAGGATTGGTTCTCCAAAAGCTCGGGTGACCGGCTTTAATCTGATGAATCAATTTTCTGTTTAGGTCGAAAATCTCATTGTAAAGGTTGCCATAGCTGATACCTGAGTCTTTGATCATCTCAAGTTCCTGCTTCCATCTTAAATATGGTGCTACCTTTGTTCCATTCTTCCATTTCTGTAACCTATTCCTTCCGACCGTATTAAATCTTGGCTTGCCCGTCTCTAAATCGACGTCTCTTCCTTGTGGTTGAAACACGAATTCTGGGTTGGTCCAAGGTAATTCAGCTGACACATTTGTTGTCGCTGGATACGCTCTAAGGTCCGGAAAACTACACGGATGTAGCATCCTTCTTGGTCTCATCTGTTCTCTCACTACTTCTACCGCTCTGGTAAAATGGTGATCACGTGGTATTGGATGGTGTGGCTGTTCATTCTTCATGAAATCTTGCACAACAGCTTCATCGCTATTGTCACTTCGTCGAAACGATAGTACTTCTTGTACGATCTCTTCTCTGAAATGCTTTCTAATCTTTCTGATTAGCCATTCGTCTCTACGTCTTTTCGCATCTTCTGGCCATCTCCAATCGTTGAAGTGCTGCCTTTTATGATCTGCGATCTTCTGAACAAACTTCAAATTCCGTAGAACTTGAAATCTATATGGTGTCGAAACTAACTGCATGGTTGTATTGTTGTCGCCTTTTGCTGTGTCTGTACTTCCGTCTTACCTTCAAGTACTGAGTGGTTCTCACTTAACTCTTTCTCTTATCGAAGTTGTTTTGGGGTCAGGATCTTCTCGA